AGATGGGTATTAGTACATTGGTATCCGCATATTCTTTATGGACAATGATATTTAATCCCGGCAAAAACGTATTAATTTTATCCACAGTTCAAAATACATCTAAAGAAATTGTTTCCAAAATTCGTTTGGCAAATAATAATCTTCCTAGTTGGTTAAAAGTTCCTACAGTAGAAGACAATAGATTATCATTGAAATTGAAGAATGAATCAAGAGTATTAGCCGCATCTTCTGCGGCAGATAGTTCTCGTGGTTTCAGTTCCTATCTATTGGTAATGGATGAATGTGCATTTATCGAAAATGCTGAAGAAGTTTGGACATCGGCTCAACAAACCATGGCAACTGGCGGTAGAGCTGTTTTACTTTCTACTCCAAATGGTGTCGGTAATTTTTTTCATAAGATGTGGGTTGATGCGGAAGCCAAAAAAAATAGTTTCAAAACAATTAATTTAAGATGGAGTTTACATCCAGAAAGAAATCAAATATGGCGTGACAGACAGACCGCAGAGTTAGGTGTCAAACGTGCAGCCCAAGAATGTGATTGTGAGTTTTTATCATCTGGTAATACAGTTATTGAACAGAATTTAATAGAAGAATATAAAAAGTTAACAATGGAGCCAATTGAAACTAGGGGAAGTGACCATAGTTTTTGGATATGGGAAAGACCTGATTATAGTAAAAATTATCTAATAAGTGCCGACGTAGCCAGAGGTGACGGTAATGATTATAGTGCTTTTCAAGTAATTGAACCCGAATCTTTAACTCAAGTAGCTGAATTTAAGGGTGCAATTGGGACAAAAGAATTTGGTAATATGTTGGTTTCCGTGGCTACTGAATATAACAATGCATTATTAATTGTTGAAAATGCTTCATATGGATGGGCGGTATTACAACAAATAATAGACAGAAATTATGTTAATTTGTTTTATAGTAGCACCGACATGCAATATGTTGATGTAGAACAACAAATGACTAATAAGTTAAATCATCAAGATAAAAATTTGGTGCCAGGTTTTACCAATAGCACCAAAACCAGACCATTGACTATAGCTAAAATGGACACTTTAATGCGTGAAAAAGGTGTTACTATAAGGTCCAATAGATTTTTAGATGAATTGAGTGTTTTTATATGGAATAATGGTAAAGCAGAGGCAATGCGTAGTTATAACGATGATTTAATTATAAGTATGTGTATAGGATTATGGACACGAGACACTGCTATTAGATTAAGATTACAAACTATGGATGTTAATAGAGTATTATTAACAGGAATTAAAAAAACTGGTGATATTAAAGGTGAAACTATGGCCGATATAAATCATAGAGATAAAGCCGCAAAATCATGGACATTTGATACATCCAAAACAAATGCTAAAAAGGAGAATTTAAACTGGTTATTATAATATTCTAACCACTATTTATTAATATTGACATATGCCATCAGAAGAATTCCAAAATTTAAAACAGAGATCGTTATTTGCTAGACTTAAAAAGTTATTTAGCACAGATGTTATCGTAAGAAATATCGGTGGAAAACAATTAAAAGTTGTTGACACCGATGAAGCAATGTATGCTACAGACAGAAATACATTGCGTGATAGATTCAATAGAATAAGAACATCAGCATTTAATCAATATAGTAGAGACTTTTCACTTAGTTACCAAGCTTCTAGAATTGAATTGTTTCGCGATTATGATACTATGGACATGGATCCCATCATAAGTTCCGCATTAGACATATATGCTGATGAATGTATCACTAAAAATGAATTAGGAGCTATATTGACTGTTCACTCCGAGAATGACAATATCAAACAAATTCTTGAAAATTTGTTTTATGATATATTAAATATTGAATTTAATATGTGGTCATGGACTAGAAACTTGGTCAAATATGGCGATTTCTATTTAAAATTACATATATCTCCAGAATTCGGTATTTACATGGTTGAACCAATGAGTGCTTATAATGTTACTAGAATTGAAAATAGTAATTTAGATAATAAAGCATATGTAAAATTTCAAATTAATTTACCAGAAGGTGGTAAGATAGAAAATGTGGAAAATTATCAAATGGCTCATTTTAGATTATTGAGTGATAGTAATTTCCTCCCATATGGTAAATCTATGATTGAAAATGGTAGACGTGTGTGGAAACAATTAAGTTTAATGGAAGACGCCATGTTAATCCATCGTGTTATGCGTGCTCCTGAAAAACGTGTATTTAAAATTGATGTAGGTAATTTGCCGCCTCAAGAAATTGATTCCTATATGGAAAAATTAATGGCAAAAATGCAGAAAACTCCTTACATTGATGAAAAAACTGGTGATTATAACTTAAAATTTAATCTTCAGAACATGGCTGAAGATTTCTATTTGCCTGTCCGTGGCGGGGATAGTGGAACTAGTATTGAACCTCTCGCGGGTATGGAATTTACTGGTATTGATGACATTGAATATCTTAGAAATAAGATGATGGCAGCATTAAAGATTCCAAAAGCATTTTTAACATATGATGCGGATTTAAGTGGTAAAGCCACTTTGGCACAAGAAGATGTTAGATTTGCCAAGACTATATTAAGAATTCAAAGAATTTTAGTAAGTGAATTACAAAAGATGGCTATTGTACATTTGTATTCACAAGGATATAAAGACGCATCATTAGTAGATTTCAGTTTGGAATTGACCAATCCTTCCGTTGTATTTGAAAAAGAAAAAATTGCTGCTTGGGGTGATAAAGTCGGGGTTGCCAAAGACATGATGGAACAGAAGTTATTTAGTAAGAAATGGATATACGATAACATATTTCATATGTCAAGTGATGATATTTCTGAAGTTGCTGGTGATATTGTTGAAGATACTAAACAAACGTTTAGATTTAAACAAATTGAAGATGATGGTGTTGACCCAGCAAAACCATTTAATAAGATAAAACCAGAAGGTGAAGAAGCGTCTGGTGGCGGCGGAGATGAATCGTCATCAGAATCCTCAAGTGAAGAAGCTCCAGCAGAAACCCCAGCGGAAACCCCAGCGGAAACTCCAGCTGAACCAGTGGCAGAATCCAATTCGAAGGTTAAAAAGCCTTATGTAAGACCTTCCCAAAAAGGTAAAAAGAAAGCATCGGATTATCCATTTGGAGAAGATTACTTGGGAAAATCATCATTTAGTACACGAGATAGTACCGAGTCAGCAGGTAGAAACTATAAAAATGATAGTTCTATGAATTTAGAGGGACTGAATGTATTCTTAAATACCTTTGAAAAGGACAAAAAAGACTTATTAAACGAAAAGATAAATAAAACGGGGTCTAATATATCGTTTTTAGACGAATCGAACATAAATGATAAATATTAACAGAAATATAATAAAATATAATATTTTAATGAAAAATTTATATATTTATTTAATATAATAAAATATGAGCAAGCTAAAGCATTCAAAATTTAGAAATACGGGGATTCTCTTTGAATTATTAACCAAACAGATTACCGCCGATATTATAGCAAATAAAGAAGTATCACCAGCAAAAAATATATTATTCAAATATTTCGCTGAAAATAAAGAATTAGGAAAAGAATGGCAATTGTATCATTTCTTATTAAACGAAAAAGCCAAAAATGATTCTCAATCCGATACATACATAAATATAGCATTAACTAAACGTACAAAAATTAATAATAAAAAATTAAGTGAAGACAAATATAACTTAGTTAAAGAAATCAATGAATCATATCCAATAGAAGATTTCTTGAAATCCCCAATTAAAAATTATAAAGTACATGCATCTATTTATAAATTATTTGAAGATGCATCCAATTCAAAAAATAAATTTGATATCGACGAAGTAGTTCAATCCAGAAACTGTATTAGTGAACACTTATGTGAAACTAAAAAAGAAGTCAAACAAAAAGATGAAGATGATTTAGTTAATTTCTATAAACAACAAAATGAAGACATTAGAATTCTTAGCTATAAGATTTTAGTAGATTCAATGAACGAAAAATATAAAGAATTAGATGATAATCAAAAGAACATTTTAAGAGAATATATCAATAATATCTACAATACAAATAACTTAACCACTATTGTATTAAACGAATTTAATAAGATTAAAACTCAATTAAACGAATTAAAACCCAAAATTGATAATGATGTAGTTAAAATTAAAGTTAATGAATCAATTAAACAACTCGAAAACATCAAACCAATTAGAGGAATCAAAGATAACCATATAATGGCTATTTTATTAGGATACGAATTATTAAAAGAAATAAAATCACAAATTGTATGAAAAAATGTAAATGTGAGAAAAAATGCAAATGTATGGACCACAAATCAAAAAAACCATTGATATTTGGCCAATTAAAAAATGCCATTAAAGAATTGGTGAAACAAGCTATGGAAGAAATGCATGATGAATCCATAGAAGAAGTTAGTACAAGTGGTTTTGCAGGTTCTTTTAATAGTCGTGATGCTTTTGGTAATAGAGGTAAAAAAATTGCAACTGCTGGTTTGCCTGGTTATAAAACCGTTGGTGGTGTCGATGAAACTAAGAAAAAATCAAAAGAAAAAACAACCATCGTTCCTGTTGGCAAAGAAAAAACTCCAGATGTTGTCAAAGGTCCAAAAAGTCGTGGCATTAAAAAAGACGACGTTTATATTTTAAGAAAAAGAAAAGCGATTGCTGCATCGAAAAAAGATGAAAAAGATGTGGAACACTATGATAATTTAATATCATTAGCTAAAAAAGCAGGAATACAATAAATTTATGATTAAGTTAAAGTCATTATTATCGGAAGCTGAAGCTCCCGCAGCAACACCACCAGCCGCACCTGCTGAGCCAGCAGCTGCTCCAACCACACCTCAACCCGCAGGACAAGATAGTTCAACGGAATATAGTCCAAGTTTTGATGTGACAGACTTTGAAAAAAGAATAGCTCAATCAACCGAAACTGCCAAAAATAATCTTCAAGATAAATTAATGCAAAAAATTGGTGGCAAAAAAGTATTAATAAGAGCCTCAAAAGGATACGGTCAACCAAAAAAAGATTATACAATTAACGTAACTGGTGTAAGTATCGATTTCTATTACGAAAGATATGTAGTCATATTAAAAGACGAAAAAGATAAAGAATTCTTCTTGGAAACAGGAATGAAAATCAAAATATTAGGTGCTGCTGATGTCTCAAAATCAAAAAAATCACCAACTCAAAAACCTACAACGGCTCCAACAGTAGCTCCTGTAGAAAAAACACCAAATACAGTAACTCAAGGAATTTAATAGTATGAACAAAGAATTAATTGTAGATTTTATATCATTTGAAGTATCAAGAGATGTAATCAATGAAGCCACGTCTAAAGGCGGTCCTTTTACGGTAAAAGGAGTATTACAAAGAGCCAATGCCAAAAATCAAAATGGTAGAATCTATCCAAGAGAAATATTACAACGTGAAGCAGGTAAATATCAAGAAAATTTTATCAAAGAACGCAGAGCTTTAGGTGAATTAGACCATCCAGAAAGTCAAGTGGTAAATCTTCAAAATGTTAGCCACAATATCATCGAAATGCATTGGGATAATGATGATTTGGTCGGCACAGTCGAAGTATTAACTACCCCAAGCGGTAACATATTAAAAGAATTATTTAAATCAGGTATTAAGTTAGGTATTAGCTCTCGTGGTATGGGAAGTGTCAAAAAGAATGTAAGAGAAAGTGCTGATGAAGTACAAGATGATTTCGAATTAATTGCTTTTGATTTCGTTAGTAATCCTTCAACCAGAGGAGCATTTTTATATCCTGATGGTCAAGGAAGTTTACAAGAAGGTGTGGTTAAAAATCCTATTACAAACAAATGGGAAAAGACCGAAAACATCGTTAGAGATTTGTTAAATAACTTAAATTAAAATATATAAACACAATATAATTAAAATATATTGTGTTTTTATTTGTCTTGATTGATAATTATAATCAAAATCAAAGGCAAATATATGAAAGATTGGATAACAAAAAATTTAATGACAATTGATGGTAGATTATGTTCCAAAAAATGTAATCGTGAATGGTTTGAAAAAAATGATTATTTAAAAGAATATGATAATATATTTGAACACACTCATTTTTTGAATGTTTATACTCCTAGTTTTCCACAACGATTATGGCATTTATATAATGATGTACTAACATTGATAAAATGTAAAAATCCCAAATGTACTAATGTTACTAAATTTAAAACATTTACGGTTGGTTATTCAGATAATTGTTCAAATAGATGTGCCCAATTAAATCCTACTACTATAGTTAAAATAAAAAAATCTAATTTAATTAAGTATGGCACGGAATATGGTTTACAATCTTCTATAGTAAAAAAGAAATCTATTGAATCCGTTGTATTAAAATATGGAGTAGATAATATTTCTAAATTGGATAGTATTAAAGATAAAAAGAAAGATACTTGTTTACAAAATCATGGTGTAGATTATTATTTAAGAAAACAAGATGTTAAAGAAGATAATGTTTTTAAAAAGTATGGAGTCAAGAACGTTCAACAATCAGTTAATATAAAACAAAAAACCGTTAAAACCAGAAGAGGTGATTTTTATGACAGTCTATTTACCACTAATAGATTAAAAGATTTAGCTATACCTTTATTCAATAAAGATGAATATATTAATAATGGTCTTTATAAAAAGTATAAATTTAAGTGTGTCAAATGTGATACAGAATTTTTAGATTGTTTAGAAGATGGTGATTTACCAAGATGTACCAAATGTTATAAAAGTAATTCGTATTTCCAAATGGAAATATATGATTATATTAAATCACTAATAGATGAAAATTTATTAATATTAAACTGTAAGACGTTAATATCAAATAGAGAAATAGATATTTATATACCACACTTAAAATTAGCTATAGAATGTGATGGTTTATATTGGCATGGAGAAGTGGGTGGTAATAAAGATAAAAATTATCATTTGAATAAAACTAAATGTTGTGAAGATAAAGGTATTCATTGTATTCACATATTTGAAGATGAGTGGATGTTAAAAAAAGATATAGTCAAATCTAAAATTAAAAATTATCTACATAAAAATTCCACGGTATATGCTAGAAATTGTATAATAAAACAAGTAAATAATACAGAGTGTCAAGAGTTTTTAACCAATAATCATATTCAAGGTAATGATAACAGTTCTATACAATATGGATTATATTATAAAGATAAACTAGTAATGGTAGCCACTTTTGGTAATCTTAGAGTTATATTAGGTAATAATCGTATAAATAATGTATATGAATTATATAGATTATGTTCCAGTATTAATATAACAGGAGGTGCCAGTAAATTAATACAACATTTTATAAAAATTCACAAACCTAATAAAATAGTTAGTTATGCAGATAGAAGATATACCAATTTACATAATTCCTTCTATGAAACCATAGGATTCACTAAAATAAACGATGGAACTCCCAATTATTGGTATTTTAGTAAAAATGCCAATTATATACGCAGACATAGATTTGCTTTTGCTAAACATACATTATCCAAAAAATTAGAAAAATTTGATAATAATCTATCAGAATGGCAAAATATGAAAAATAATGGATATGATAGAATTTGGGACTGTGGAAGTATAAAATATCAATTAAATTGTGAATAATACTATTTTAATTCATATTTATAAATATGGTAAAATCACAACCTTTATTATTTGAGTCTAAAATAAATCAATTTTTAATTAATGAAAACAAACGTTCATTGGTTGAAGCTGCGTTAGATTCAAATGAATTGGGAATAGAATCAGATTTTATTTATAAAATTTATGAAGCTAATAATGTATTAATTCGTGATTTGATGTTAGTAGAATGTCGGTATGGTGATTTTGATGAAAAAGAATTATTAAATGAAAAATTTCTTGATAAATTAGCTTCCAAAGTAAAAGGCGGACTTGAATTTGGTAAACAACTTGTTACAACAGGTGATTTGGATAGAGCTAAATCTGGTTATAATGCTGCTAGTACTGATAGTAGAACTCAATATTTTAAAAATGCCATTGGTGATGCTCTTAATAATATAAAAAAATTTGACACTGCCGATGAAACTGGTTTAAAAGCAATTGATAAATTCGCTGGAATTGATATTAAAGCAAGTAAAAGTGCGGCAGGAGCAGTCGCTTCAAAGGCTGCGGCTGGAGTTGCCAAGGTGGCAGGTACAATAAAGGATAAAGCTGGTCAAGTTATTAGCACTGCATATGAAAAAGCCATACAAGCTGCTGTGTCTACTTTTTTCAAAACAGTAGAATTAATTACTAAAGGATCTTTAAAAATTCAAGGTGGAATTAAAGCAGTACCAGAACTGTTGCAAAAGTTAGCAGCCAAAATCAAACCAAATTTAACAGTGGCTGAAGATAAAGGTTTCGTGGATAAATTGATTCAATTGGCAAAACAAAATCCGGGATATTCTAACATATTAGTAGGTTTTTTTATCAGTTTATCAAAAGTTGCATTAATTGCTGTCGGAGTAGCTGCAAGTAAAGCATTAATAATTTCAGCGGTATTAGGTATTATAATAAGAACTATGTATGGTAAATACATCAAAGGTGAAACATTAGGTGCAGCATTTAAAAAAGCATTAATTGTTACTGCTTCTACTATACTCATTGGTTCGTTATTAAAAGGTATAATGGCAGTATTTCACCACGGGGATTTCTTGACAGGATTTAAATCATATTTTGTTGGTGGTGATGCAGCAGCACAACAAGCGGCTCAACAAATAGGAGATATACCAACTAAAGATGATATGACCGATATATTTGCCATGGCAAAAAATAATATGTATTCAGGTCAACCGCCTGAAGACGCATTAAGAAGTGTGATGGGAGATGAACAATTTAATAAATTTGTTCATGCATTTGCTGTGAATGATTCAACTGGTGCACAACTTAAAGCGGAAGATAGAGTGGGAACTTGGTTGAGAGCATATTTTGCGGGAAAAGATACTAGATATCCTCAATATGCTGCTGATGTTTTAGCTAAAAAAGGAGTTCATTTAGATTTAAGTCATATGGGCGGAGCAGATGCAGCAACACAAACTACAACAGATGCTACACAACAAGCTGCATCCGACACATCATCACAAACTACAACAGATGCTACACAACAAGCTGCATCCGACACATCATCACAAGCAAAAGCCGAGGCTATAGCAAAAGCGAAATCTGAAATATCTCAATCAGCTCCAACTGATTCTGAACACATTGTTCCTGCTGAAGCCCCGGCTGGAACACCACAAAGCATAGGTGAAGTAAATTTTGATAAACCTGAAATGGCTAGTGTTTATGCAGAACAAATAAAAAATCATCCATTTAATCCCGATTTATTTAAAAATGACCCTAAATTATGGGAAGCATTAAAACAAAATCAACCTGGTTATTCTTCATTTTATGAAAAAGCAGCAGATGGAAAAGAATACTTGTCATTAGTAGCCCACAATGCAGGTGGTATAAATCCTATGGGCGTACAAATGCAAATGGATTCACTATCTGTGGATAATTATAATATAGCACAAGGAACATTTCGAACAATTTTAAATAAAGTGGTGGAAGCGGCGAAGGCCGGAGGTGCCGGAATGGATGGGCCTTCAATAATTAAATTAGCAAAAGCAGGACAGTATGCAGATGCAGTTAATGTTTTAAAATCAGCAGGAGTTGATGTATCTGATATTAGAGTCCCCGTTCCATCTAACTATATTGAAGTTATGAAAAATGCATTAACAAAATTAGCAACAACAAAAACTGATTTTGGTGGATTAGGTACTGTCGATGTCAATGTTCAAGGAATTCTTAATGCAATTCAAGAAAAAAATATGGATACGGCTTTTAAAGCTATAGAATATTTAAGCAAAGCTGAAAATGCTAACGTAGTTATACCTGATGAAGTTAAACAAGCATTTTTTAATTCAGTTGGTACAACTACTACAAATGAATCATTGTTAAAAGAATCTGTTTATAAATCCATGATTAAAGGATATTACAATTTATGATTATATCATTAAAAAATTTATTAAAAGAGGCTGGCGAAGTTATTGCATATAAGACTAAAATTGTAAGAGAAATAACAAATTATATAACGGATTTGGCTAAACAATTTAAAGTAACTGGTAATAATACCGGCGAAATATTAAAAAAATTAAAAGCAAATCCATATGCAGCTAAAGCCGTTGGTGAATTGGAAGCATTACAATCTGAATTAACCAAAAATACTAAATTAGGTGTAGTTTTTCCAACTGATATAAAAATCGATGATAAAAAATTAAAAGAGCCAATTACTCCGATTCCCGAACCAGGAAAATTACCTGTGATACCACCAGAATTAAAAAGGAGAATTGATGCTGCATTTGAAGAATTTAGAACAAAAGATAAGATTGTTGATTCTAAAGCAAAAGTAGATAAATTGAAAGAGAAATATCCAGAGTTATATGCTGAATACATGAAATATTATGGAGTTAGTTCAACTCCTCCTGCAACAACTCCTCCAGAAACAACTCCTTCAGGAGTAGAACCAGTGGCTCCAAACATTGTAAAGAAAATAGAAATACTTAAAAAAACAGCTCCATTTGCAGGTGGTCAATTAACTGCAAGAATAAAATCATTAATTACAGCAAAAGCAAATAACACACTTGAACTTGGAAAGTTAAAAATGTTTTTAAATGACATAAATAATTCAATTAGTAAAGCTTCTGGATTAACTGTTAAAAAAATTGGTAATCCAGCTGAAATTAAAAATAGATTAGTTAAAGAAGATTTGGCTCAACTAAATGCTGACAGAAAATTATTTATACAACAATTGGATAAAGCTATGCCTATACTAATTGATGTCACGGTTGGTTTGAAACAAGAACTGAGAGATAAAACTAAAGATAAATCACCTAAAACCGCTGCTCCTGCTGCTCCCGCTGCTCCTGCTGCTGCTCCTGCTGCTCCTGTTCCAATAAAAGAAGCAAATTTGACTGGGGATAATATAAAATTAGTCAAAGCATTTTTATCAAAATTAATTGAAATGGAATTGAAACTTAAGAATTTAAAAGTTAATGACAGAAATTCATTGAAAGATTTATTATTATTTAATGCTGATTTTGCTAATTTGTTAGTAAATAAATCTCCAAAAGGAGTCAAAATAAATAAAATAATAGATAATGCATTACAAGGTTTGGATATTTTGGGAAGTACTGTGGAGAAACCTAAAGATGCTGAAAAGCCTAAAGATGCTGAAAAGCCTAAAGATGCCGAAAAGCCTAAAGATGCCGAAAAACCCAAGGATGATAAGGATGTTCCTACAACTCCTCATAGAGGAAGTGATAGAGATAATCCAGAATTTGAAGAATCTTTTGAAAGTAAAGAAAAATTTATGGAAAATAATATATACAATTCCCATAAAAATTACAGAAAATATTTTAACTAATACTTTTTTTGGTATATATTTATAGATATCATATGAAATTAAAGACAATAATCGAAAATGCTGGAATTGGTGGATTTGGTGAACAACCTCAAAAAATGACACCAGAACAAAAACGTAATTTACTTGAACTAGTTGGTAAATATAATGAATGTGGTAAAACATTATATGGATACGAAGACGTGAGACAAATTGCAGAATCAATTTTAAAAGTCACGGAATTAGCCGAGAAATACGCTTTAGATGAATGTGATGAAGATTGGATG